TACTTGGAATGGATTTAGCAAGTGGCGGACATTTAAGTCACGGAAGTACTCCAAACATATCAGGTAAAGTTTACCAAGCACACCATTATGGTGTTAATGAAGAAGGCTATTTAGATTACGATGCTATAATGGATCAAGCAAAAGAAGTTATGCCTAAAATGATTATAGCAGGTGCTAGTGCATATCCAAGGCAAATAGATTGGGCAAAATTTAGAATTATTGCAGACTCAGTTGGTGCATTGTTGTTGGTAGATATGGCACACTACTCAGGTCTTATAGCAGGCAAGTCTTACGATAGTCCTATTCAGTATGCCGATGTTGTAACAAGTACAACACACAAGACGTTACGCGGTCCTAGGGGCGGCATTATACTGTGGAACAAAGAAGAATACAGTAGACGAATTAACAGTGGTATATTCCCTGGTACACAAGGTGGTCCTTTAATGAATCAGATTGCGGCAAAGGCTCAATGTTTTGTAGAGGCTAATACAAAAGAGTTTGAGGACTATGCTCACAATGTTTTACTTAATGCTAGGGCATTTGCAACTCAACTTACAGCAAACGGATTTAATTGCTTGACAGGAGGCACAGATTCGCATATAATATTACTTGATTTAACAAATAGAGGAATTAGCGGAAAAGATGCGGCTGACCAATTAGAAGAGAATGGCATTACTGTAAATAAAAATGGTATTCCCGATGATCCTAGAAGTTTTACAGAAACAAGTGGAATTAGATTAGGTACTGCGGCAGAAACAACTAAAGGACATGACGCTGACTGGTTTATAAGACTAGCAGATAAGATTGCAGATATTATATAATGAAAATAAATTTTGATGTAGACATTGATATGGCAGACAGAGATAAGTTTTTAGAACTTGTTGATGTTATTCCTGCTAGTATTAAACGTGATGGCGAATTTGAAAAACACAACACGGGTGTCTATTTCCAACCTATTCCAAACTTTCCTCTTGAAGGCTTTAGCACAATAGACCATAAAGAAGCAGAAGAGTTAGGTTACTTTAAAGTTGACTTTCTAAACAACCATGTGTATGAAGGCATCAAAGATGAAACACATCTAGATAAATTACTTGATACAGAACCTATGTGGGATTTGTTTGGTCACAAAGAAATAGTTGAACAGTTATTCCATATTGGTAATCACTTTGAAATTATAAAACAGCACCAGCCTACAAGTATTGAGCAACTTGCAATGATACTTGCTATGATTAGACCTGGTAAAAGATACTTAGTTGGTAATGCTTGGGAAGTTATTGAAAAAGAAGTCTGGCTGAAAACTGAAGACTACTTTTTTAAGAGAAGTCACGCAATTGGTTATGCAACATTAATTGTTGTACAGTTAAATTTAATTGTTGAACAAGCAGATACTAATCGCTTTCAGGCGGAATCTTCTTAACTAATTGAATACTTCTTCTTTTAATACGTTTTCTAAGAATATTTTGCATACTAGTAACAGGACCAAATATGATTTCTGTTTCTTTATTAATAAATGTTCTTAAACAATGTCTGAAACTTAACATTTCCTGATATAAAAATACGTCTATAGGTAGCATTCTGTTAGACTCCCACCACCATAAATCTGCATGTTCCATCATTAAACGTTTTTCATTATCGTTCCTACATTTTTCAATATCGTAAAAACTTATAATGTGTTGGTCTCTATTTTGTACTATTCCGACGTATTCAGTCTCGTTAAATTCTAATCCTGTAAGGAACGGGTATTTTTCTTGTAAATCTAGTTGTTTAGTCATCGTAGATATTTATAAACAATATAGATAAATACAAACTATAAATGGAAGATAAATTATGTCATTTGGCAATAACAATACATTATACATTTTAGGAAACCCGTCAATCGACCTCGTTTTAACGTCGGACGGCATAACAGTGGACAATAGACCAATGAACCAAAATAAATTAACAGTACATAAAGGATTCGATTCTCAATTGAACTTTTTTGTTAGAAATAGAGACAGAGTATTACAAAACCTTACTGGTAAAACATTGTATGCTAGTATTATAAACCCTAACACAAATAAGCGAGTTGTATTTAAACAACTTACTTTGATTAATAGTGGAACAACTGGAGAAGCAAGACTAAGTTTTGTACCAGGAGATTTAACTAATTTGTCACCAGGGCTATATCAAATAAGCATTAGTGAAAGCAGTGATAGTGGTGTAACACAAAGTCCCTTGTATGCAAACCAAAACGATAGAATTATTACAGATTTAGAAATTAGAAGCAGTTTAGAATATGATCCTGTACCTACACAAACTAAAACAGCATTCATTGACCAAGGGTCAAATGTATTTGTAACAAGTGCAATGTACGGTAACCAGGATAATAACTTTACCCACAGCCAACATACAATTGGTATATACATGACTAGTTTTGTTGGAAACGTAGAAATTCAAGGTTCTGCTTTAGCAACAGCACCATCACAAGAAAGTGATTGGTATAACATTAATGTACAAGGTGATGCTGGATCAGATCCAATACCGTTTAATTCTGCATTTAGTGGAATAGATGCTTATAATTTCAAAGTCAACACCAACTGGGTTAGAGTAAAATTTGCTAAAACCTCAGGATCTTTAGATAAAGTTTTATTAAGAAATTAGTTGACTTTACACAGAATGGTGTTATAATAGTTTTGTTATGCATCATCATGAACTCGTAGACAACGTACATCGATTACTTATGGACAATTTGCCCCTTAACAATGGCAAAACTCCAAGCGGTTGGACAACATTTAATTGTCCAATGTGTAGTGACAAAAGAAAACGTGCTGGTGTAATACAAAGTAATTCTAAAATTAGTTTCCATTGTTTTAACTGTCAGTATACAACTGGCTGGGCACCAAGTCCAAAGTTAGGCGGCAAATACAAAAAGTTATGTGAAACATTAGGAGTACCAGTTACTGCTATTCACAAAGTTGTATTAGATTTAATGAAGCATGGTGAAGAATTAGAAATAGAAGAAACTGGCGAGTATGTTTATACAGCGGCAAGTTTCGAACTTCATAAATTACCAGACAAAACTACATTAGTAGAAGATTTACCAGACGACCATAAAGTTAAACAGTATGCAATAGAACGTGGTCTATTAGGAAACTTTCCTTTGTTGCATATTAACAATAGCATGTATAATGCCAGACTAACCATACCTTTTATGTATAACAATCAATTAGTTGGTTGGACTGGCAGACATGTAAATCCACCTAATAAAGAAACTGCAAAATACTTGTTAAACATGCAAAGTGGATATGTGTTCAACATAGACAAGTTTGTAGACAGTGACAGAGACTTTGTTATAGTAGTTGAAGGAGTATTTGATGCTATACTTATAGATGGTATTAGTGTTTTGGGTAACGGTGTTACAGCAGAGCAGGCACACCTTATTGACAAACTAAATAAACGTGTTATACTATGCCCTGATAGAGATGAAGCAGGCAAAGACCTTATTGAGAAAGCAATTGAACTTGGTTGGGAAGTAAGTTTTCCACCTTGGAGTGCAGAATGCAAAGATGCCGCTGATGCGGTTAGTAAGTACGGCAGACTTCTTACACTTGCAAGTATTGTAAAATATGCAAGTAGTAATAAAATTAAAAACCAAGTTAAGGCAAAAATGTTATGAAGTTATTAGTAAATGGTTGCAGTTTTACAGGAGGAAATGATGTTATACATGATGAAAATGGAATATTGGCTGAAACTCCTGATTATGTTTGGTCTAAACACACAGGTGTAGATACTACTAATATTGCAATAGCCGGTAACAGCAATGATAAAATTATTAGAACTACTGTAGAGCATTTATCAACTAACAATAATTACGATGGCGTTATTATTCAATGGACTGCTTTGCAAAGACTTGAACGTTATCTAGACATGTATAATATTTGGGCTAACCTATGTAATACTGATAACGTATTACCCAAAGAAGAAACAGCACCCAATTATATTTCTAATCTAACAGATAGACACTTATTTGGAATACATTTCGATAAAATTGAAGAAGACCACGGTGATAAAGTAAATACACTTGATAAACTATTAACCTCAGCAACCCAAAACTATATTTGGTTAAACAGTGAAGTTGATTACAGAGTTAAGTTTTTGCAAGACATTATAGTTATGCAAAATATATTAGAGAAATTAGACATGCCTTATTTGTTTACAAGTATGGGTTTACACAGTCACTTTAAATATTTAAAGTATATGACTGATTATGAACATGCGTTAGCAAAACAAATAAATGGTAGTAAATGGACTAAAAGACCATTAACACATATATGTGCAACTGATTTAGATGATTCGTCGCACCCAAGCAAAACAGCTCACAAAAAGATTGCAAGTGAGTTGATGAGGGAGTTTAGGAGAGTAAATGGATAATATAGAGAACTACACAGAAGAAATACAAGAGATGTATTTAAACTTCCTAATTACTGATCCTGAATTGTTTGTGAGAGTAAACAATATTGTTGAACCTTACATGTTTAATAAAAAATATCAAGATGCAGTTAAGTTTTTAAAACAACATAGTGCTGAGTATAGTGCTATTCCTACTATTGACCAAATTAAAGCAACAACAGGATTAGAACTAGAACGTATAGAAGGAATAACTTCTAATCACTCAGATTGGTTCTTAGATAGTTTTGAAAGATTCTGTAGACACAAAGGATTAGAAAAAGCAATACTTGATAGCACAGACTTATTAGAAAACGCAGATTATGGTTCAGTAGAAGCATTAATTAAAGAAGCAAGTCAGATAAGTCTTGTAAAAGACTTAGGAATAGAATACTTTGAAAACCCTAAGGAACGTTTACAGTATATTAAATCTCAAAGCGGTGCAGTAAGTACAGGTTGGAAAATGTTTGACCAAAAACTGTATGGTGGAATTAATAGAGGTGAGATTACTATTTTTGCTGGTGGTTCTGGTGCAGGTAAAAGTTTATTCTTACAGAACTTAGGAGTTAATTGGGCATTAGCAGGACTTAATGTTGTGTACATTAGTTTAGAGCTTAGTGAACAACTTATTAGTATGCGTTTAGATGCAATGGTAAGTGGTTATAGCACCAGAGAAGTAATGAAGAATATGGATGACGTGGATTTAAAAGTGCGTATGAAAGGAAAAGGCGCTGGTAAGTTCCGTGTTAAACAAATGCAAAGTGGTGTTACAACAAATGACATTAGAGCATATATTCGAGAATATGAAATTAACAAAGACCTTAAAGTAGACTGCATACTAGTTGATTACTTAGATTTAATGAGTCCAATAAGCGGAAAAATTAGTGCAGAGAATACATTTATTAAAGACAAATATGTATCAGAGGAATTGCGTAACTTAGCAATGGAATCGCAGACATTGTTTGTAACAGCATCGCAGTTAAACAGAGGTGCAGTAGAAGAAATAGAATTTGACCACAGTCATATTGCAGGTGGTATTAGTAAAATTCAAACAGCAGATAATGTTGTAGGCATATTTACAAGTAATGCAATGAGAGAACGTGGAAGATACCAAATACAGTTTATGAAAACACGTTCTAGTAGTGGTGTTGGCAGTAAAGTAGATTTAAAATTTAATCCAGACACATTAAGGGTAGAAGATTTAGATGAAGATGATGAAGATTCAATAACAATGACTACTGGAAGCCTTATAGACCAACTAAAAAGAGGCAATAGTATAAAGGCAGATGAGCCTGAAGCACAAAAAACAATTAGTACTGCATTAAACATGCAGGAGTTCATGAAGAAAAATGACCTTTAAATGATAAATATGCGTATAAACAGGAAACAAATATGTCTATGAGAAAGTCGAGAAGCATTTTAGAAGAATTAAACTCTATCAGTGTTGATAGAAGTCGTCATCATGTTCTCGAAAATAGAGTCCAACATTTGGTTACTAGTGCAGAAAACATAAAAGCAATTTTACGTGAAGCATATGATCCAGAAGTAGCATTGGACTTGGAACGAAGATTGATTAATTCAATTAAATCAGGTGATTCTAAAAAATTCTCTCGTGGCATAAAGAAAGTTGTTACAGAGAGTGAATCAAATGAGAAGTAAGGATATTATATCAGAAGTTCCAGGCGGACAAGAACATCAAGCCGCTCAGGCACTTAAAAAGACCCAAGGCTCTAGCCGTACACAATTCAAAACCAAAGGCGAATACGCCGCAAAGGCTCAGCAGAGCGATAATAGAAGGGTTAATAACAGAACGGCTAATCAATCGCAAGATTCATTGTCAGGTGGTTCTAGAAAACTTCAACAAAAGCGTACAGAGATAGGCAATTCTAGAAGAAAAGAAAAATCTAAACAAGGCGGAGTTATTAGCGACCTTGCTAAAGACAGAGAAACATTTAAACCTGGTAAACTAATATCACATCCAAATGGATTATTTTATCAGTTACAAAAAAATAGAGATTATGCAGAAGTAACTGGTGTTACTAAAAATAAAAAGACCGGTGAATTAATGGCCGGCCCACAAGGTCCTCAAAAACCTGAAGGCGGCTATGTAGTAACTCCTGATAGTGCATTAGGCAAACAACTAGTTAAGTTGACCAAAGATCCAAAAGCAAAAGTTGACCAAAGTTTAGGTGATAAAGCCAAAGATGCAGTAACAGGTGCTGTAGGTAAAGTTGCAGATAAATTAGGCATGAGTAACTTGGCGGCAAAGACAAATTCGGATCCAGATGCAAGTATGTCACAAAAAGTAGGTGCAACAGTAGGTGCTGGTATTGGTAGAGCAATGGCTAATGTATTAAGAAGACCTAAAGGACAACCTGCGCCAGACAAAAAGGCTATGACTAACATGGGTAAACTTGATATGAAGGCATTCCAAACAAGGATAATGCAACCAGAACAACCACCAGAGCAAAAATTAAAACTTGCACAAGACATGGTAGCACAACTGGTGCAAATGCATAGCAGAAATCAAGATGTTGAAAACTACTTAAACACAGTAGGCCCTATATTAAAACAAAGCGGATTAAACAAAACTAACCCAACTGAATACCAAGCAATAGTTACTCAGGCAAGAGGTTTAAGAACTGAAGCATATCAATATATGAATAAAGTACTTGAAGCAGTAGGCTTAACATGGGAAGACTTAGGTTATAAAGTTATTATATCTGAAACGATTACTGATAGTGTAATCCTTATTCCTATACAAGATATTCAACTTTCAAATATTAAAAAATTAGCAGGTTTATAAAATGAAGTTCCAAGAGTTTACAAAGCCTCTTGTTACTAGTATCTTAACAGAGAGTGCTATTGCAGAAGCAGAAGGTAAAAACACTCACTTAGAACATTTGGAAGATAACATATTCAATAAAGGATATGATGGCGCCAAAGAAGCAATTAACTATTTGTACAGTTTACATGAAATGTTAGACGGCAGTACAAACTCTCCAGTATCAATGACAACAAAATGGGATGGCGCACCAGCCATTGTAGCAGGTAAAGATCCAGCAACAGGCAAATTCTTTGTAGGTACTAAAGGTGTATTTGCTAGAAAACCTAAAATAAACTTTACAGAAAAAGATATTGAAGCCAATCATCCTGCAGAAGGATTACAAGACAAATTAAAATTAGCATTAATGATGTTAAAAAAACTAAAATGGACCACAGTTGCACAAGGAGATTTCCTATTTGCAAAAGATACATTAAGAATGGAAAACATTGACGGTGAAGATTATATTACATTTACACCAAACACATTAACTTATGCAGTACCCTCTCAAAGCAAACTTTCTAAAGATATTGTACAAAGTAGTTTTGGTATTGTGTGGCATACTGAGTATGTGGGCGGACCTACACTAGCAGATACTACTGCAAAGTTTGGTTTTGACAGTAGTGTGTTAGGAGAAGCACCTGGTGTATGGCATAGAGATGCAATTATAAAAGACCTAAGTGGTACAGTAACATTTACAGCAGGTGAAAGTGCAGACATTATGCAGGCTATTAGTGTTGCAAATGATTATTTAAAAAGCATAGATGGTGAAACATTTGCATGGTTAACACAAGGAACAGATTTAATAGGTAAAGATTTTTTACAACAACTTAAAGCACATGTCAATAACAGTATTAGAGCCGGCGCTTTCCAAGATCCAAACAAATTTGCACAAGACTTTATACAAAAATATGTAGATTTTATGACTAAAGAAATTGACAAAGTAAAAACTCAAGTAACAAAGGATCGTAAAACAGACTTAATGGTTAAAGGTGTTACATTTATAAGACAACATTTACAAGGTATAATTAGTGTATATGATTTGTATTTAAAAATTATAGAAGCAAAAGTTAAAATAGTTAAAAAACTAGAACAAATAAAAGTAATGAATACATTTGTACAATCAGACAACGGGTTTGAAGTTACTGGCGAAGAAGGTTTTGTAGCAGTTGATAGAATGGGTAATGCTTTAAAGATAGTAGATAGATTAGAGTTTAGTAGATTGAACTTTGATACAGGAAAACCAACAACATGATAGAAGATGTAAAACAAGAAATGTATCAATTAATCGATACTGAACTTAGTGAAAGTAGACTGTTTAGATTTACTGCTAACTTTCAGAGATTAACTGGCAGAGATGTAGCAGATTTATTATACTTAGAAACACTTGCAGTTTACATGATGGCATTAGACACCAAACAGCAGGATTATGCTACAGCATACGCAAGAAAAAGTACACAATATGGTCCTTATTCAATATTTAGGACTAGTGCTACTGATATATACATGCTAGGCTTTGCAATTAATCAACCAGACCACAAGTCATTAAAGTTAGCAAGTAAAGATAGAACAATATTAAATAATCTTAATTTTAACAATAGACAGCATTATATGTTTATGAATAAGATTGCTAGATACACACCTAGTAGAAGTAATGCAAGTTCGTATTTGATTAGATTAGAAACACAATTAAAAATTACTAATCCTTTATTTAGACAGTTTAGAAGATTAATTTTAGACTGGCCCAAATTAAAATACAGCCAAAAGCAGTATGTGATTGCAAAAATGATGCAAATAATTAGACTAAAAGGCAAAGGCTCAGAGATATTTCAAAACTTAGTTGCAATGAAAACAAGTAAAGCATACGACAATGTTAAACCAGAAAAACCTACAAGCAAATTAAAAAGAGCCGCCGCAACAGTTGGTGGTGCTTACGTTGGTAGTAAACTAGTTCCTAAACTTACTAAAGGCAAGATAGGCAGTAAAACTGGCGCTGGTATAGGTGCTATAGCAGGTTATTGGGCAAGTGGTCGTAAAAAGGTATAAATACAATTATGCAAATTAAAGATATTATAGTAGTTGAAGGACGTCTAAAACTTGATGCGAAAGCATTAGATGTTAAAGCAAAAGAAGAAGTAACAGATAAAATCTATACATTTCCTGGTGGCCCAAAACTAACGAGATATCTCAACATACCTTTCCAAGCAACAGTTCAAAGGGCAAAAACAGAATACTACAAAAGTAATCAAGTATCTGTGGGTCAGGCTGTTGACAATGCAATAGAACATTATATGAAAAACCCAGAAGAAGCAGACGCAGAAAACAACAAACCAGATAGAAAATTTGCAACTAATTCAAGACCCGATAAAATTGGAAGAGATATATCACAAGCAGACAAAAAACGTGGTGCTCAACTAGGCAATCAAAATGCTAGAAAGAATTTTGACGGCACACCAGGGCTTAATACAGCAAAGTCTATTGGAAAAGCTATTAAAACAATAGCAACAGGTTCAGCAAAAGATGTAGGAACGGCATTTGCCCAAGGTTCAGATATAGGTAAAGACGTATTCAAAGACCTTGATAATATTGCAACTACTAAAAATCCTAAACAAACTGGTCGAGTCTTCGGCTCCTAACATTATCTAAAACACATCTTATTAATCCAAGACTTCTGGCATAAATACTATTAACCAGGATATTAAATTATTCAAATCTAATTAGGAGTATTAAGATGGCACAAACAAGAGTAAACGGTGCGGTGTTAGATAACAGCCAACTATTAGTT